TGCTGCAAGACAAGAAGAAGCAGCACAACAATTAATTGCACAACAAGCTGCTGCTGCAGCACAAGCAGCAAAAGATGCACAAGCAGAAGCAAATAGAATAGCTGCAGAAAAAGCAATTGAAGAAGCAAAAGCTGCACAAGAAAAGGCAGCAGAAGAAGCAAAAGCTGCAGAAAATGCAAGAATTAAAGCAGAACAAGATGCCATAGAAGCTAAAGCAGCATCGGATAAAGCAGAAGAAGATGCTCGCATTCAAGCAGAAATAAATTCCAAAGCTGAAGCAGAGGCTGCAGCAAAAGCTGAAGCAGATAAAATTTTAGAAGAACAAAAAGTACAAGATGAAGCTAATCGTATTGCACAAGAAGAAGCAAATGCTCAAGCAGAATCTGATAAGCAACAAGCTGAAGCAGATAAAATTGCTCAAAATCAAGCAGATAAAGCTCAACAAGCAATAGATGCTAAAGCGGAACAAGATGCAAAAGTTGCAGAAGACAAAGCAGTTCAAGCAAAAGAAGATAAAAAAATTGAAGAACAAACTGGATTAAAGCCTAACAATCCAAGTCAACTTTCTGATAATGTAGTTAAAGAAGCACCTAAAGAAGTATTGGTAGCACATATACAAGCAGATAAAGCTGGTGTAGAAAATGGTGGTATTGAATTCTTTGGTACTAAGTCTGCACCTCAAGTAGTAGGAGAAGATGGCAAACTTACTCCTCCCGCCCCACCTCCAGGATCAGGTCTTCCTATTCCTGCAGAAGCAATTACAACTCAAGATACATTTATTGGGCAACCTGGCGGTACAACATTTAATGCCCCTGATATTGCTGTGCCAGTATTAATGACATATGTATGTGAAACAATCACAAAGGATGGTATAGAAATACATTTAGATGTAAACGGAGCAGAACATCCTATTTCACAATGTACATTTTTACCCGCAGCACTTAACGCAATTCCTGGAGCGGGACAAGCAGTACAAGCAATAGGAGCAGCATATACAGCAATGGCTAATATTGGAAACGATATGTCGCCAGTAACAAGAAAAAAAGCTAAAAAAATATTGGTATTAACTGTAGTAGTTACTGCCATAAGAAGGAGGTTTACATCATGAAGCAATTTATTAAAGATGTATCAAAAGATTTTATGTCAGAAATTTGGACATTTGTTGGATTATTTTCAGCATGGTTAGTTTTGACTGGATCTGCAAAAACAGTAATTGGAAGAGTAACTTTAGTGTCTTTTGTCTTATGGATCATTACATTAAGATTACGTAATCCAAAGGAAGGAGAATAACATGAACGGTGTAAAAAATATTTGGAATATACTAATGCGTATTGTAGCAGTATTTGCTGCTAACGGTTTGGCAGTAGTTGGAGCGGGTGCAATTGCAGGTATATCAACAGCAAAAGCTATTTCAATTGCAGGCTTAACTGCAGTTGCTGCAGTAGTTGAAAAACTTGCTCGTGGATTTATAGATGATGGTAAACTAACAAGAGATGAAATTAATTCAGCATTCTCAACAATTGATGCTGCTGAGCCATCTGTTGCTGATCTTGAAGTTGAACTACGTAGAGCAAAAACAAAGACTAAATAATTAATTGTATATGATTAAAGGCACTCATTTGAGTGCCTTTTTCATTATGTTAACTTTGCAGTTTGAGCAAGAATAATAAGCTCATTAAAGATTGCCATATAAGCATTAATTACAAATACTGTATCATCAACTGCCATTTGTGAAGCTTTTTCCATATCATCTTCACTAAACCTATCATTAATTGCCCATTCTTCAAGCAAATCCGCTGCCACTTTAGTAATAATTGTTTCTAAATCTTTTAACCCTACTGGAATGTCATTAGTCATTTTGATACCCTTTCTTTTGCATGAGCATAAAGCTCATAATCTTTATAATTATTATTTAAAATTTTTTCTTTTTCTGATTTTGTTAATGTGTTTAATAAATATTCAGAAGTTTCCGATTTTAAATCATGTCTTTCTATATTATATTCTATCTTAATATTATAGTTTTTGTCAAACCAATCATGTACTTTAACTGTAAAATCACGATGTTTGTCTTGTGTTCCTACAATTTCAAAACAATCTAACTCTGATTTTGCAAAATTTACATCCAACTTATTATTTAAATACCAGTTTCTTGACCAGATTTGATAATCTATCATATCAATAGGTTTTTGATTATTACAGATAAATCTTGTTTGAATATTGTAATGATCAAAATAATCTGGGTCTTCAAAAAGATAATGTCTTAATTTATCTTTAACATTTTTGTATTTGTTTTCTAATATAGAATCTTTAATCCACAAAAAATTACTAATAGATCTTGAAATAGGATTTCTCAATATGCAGCCAACACTTAAATTATCTATTGAGTTAATTGGATTTCTACCTAAATGTGCACCAATATAAACGTATTCGCTCAAATTTTTTTCATGGGGTGGTCTTTTATTTGGATAAGATTTTAATCCATTTTGATGCAAAGAATTATATAAGCTTAAACTGACTGACGTGCCACCTGTTTTTGGTATATGCAACAAATAAAATTGTTTATTTAACATTAATTTTTTCCTTTACATAATTATAAATTTCAAAATCCATTTGATTATTTTTTAATATGTTTTTTTTGTCATTATCATTTAACATAGCAATTAAATCTGAATTTAAATATTGTTTGTTTTTATAATTAATTAATGTTTGATTAATTTTATTTATAACAAAAGAATCATTTAATATTAATCCGTAATTATTTAAAAACCAATCTTTAATTTTATTTTTAAAATCATCATGTTTTTCAGAAATTCCAATGATTGAAAAACTATCTATTTGTTTTTTTGCAAATTCTACAGAAGTTTGATTATTAAGTATGTGCCAGCTGTGCGTTGACTTATCAATTAAATTAAAATCATCAGTATATTTTTTTAACATAGGTGTTTCATTAAACCTTATTTGTGCAACACATTCCTCTATAGAATTGCAAATATATCTTGTTTGCAAATTATTTTGTAATTTGTGCTGTTCATCATCAATTAAATAATATTTTAATTTGTCTTCTATTTCATCAAAAATTTCATATTTTGGATTTCCTATTATAAATTTATTCCAAGCAAGGTGAAAATTGCTAACTATTCTTTCAAGTGGATCTCTAAATAAACAAGCCACATCCAAATTTTTTGCTTTTCCTATTGGATAAGTGCCAAGATGTCTTTGTATAAATAAATAGTTGTTAAAATTTAAAGGCTGCTCTAAATTTAGATTGTTTACAAAAAATTTGCTAGGATAACGTGCAATATTATTTGTATCTAACGTTGCATTTACCATATGGGTAATAGCCATGCCACCCACCCTAGGAATATGTAAAAAATAAAGCTTTTTATTTATTTCTAAGGTTTGATTCATTGTCTATCTTACCCCATTTAATAAAATTCCATAATCTTTCATGTAAATAGTATAAAATTATTTTTGTAAAAACTTCAACACTTGCAATTCCAACTGCCCATTTACCATTTCCAGTAATCAATAAGGAAACAATAAACGTATCTATAGAACCAATTAATCTCCAAAGCAATGCTTTAAATAAAGACCTTGATTTAGTCACTTTCATTTAAATACCCAATTCTTTACGTTTCTGCGTGGCAGAAATAGCTTCAATGTTTGCACCAAGATGCACTTGTTCTATTTTGTATCCAACGTCTCTGCCGTAAACAATATTAGTAATATTAGGCATCTTTACAACCATAGCCTCAGACATAGCAGGATCTGATAAAATATACCCCTTTACCTCATAAAAGCTGAGCGGATCTTTTTCACTGGTTCCTTGAGTATTACGAACACCCAGCATTACCTGTTGGGTGCGTTCCTTAGCTTCATGGTATAAAGCGTGATGTCCTTCATGCCACGGCTGATAACGCCCCAACATCAAGGTTGTAGGAGCTTTCCAATCATGAAGATTAGAAGTAAAAATAATGTTATCTACATGAGCATTTGCGTCAAAAGTCTCAAACTTGTAGTCAAAGACGGTAGGAATTTCCCACATCTTATTGGTATCTTCAAAACGACCCTCTTTAATGGTGTCCATCCAAACCAAGATATCGGCCTTACCAAATGCCTCACGAGTTGTTTGTGTTGGGCAGATAAAGTCAACGACTACATCTAAACCCTGTCCAGACAATAAACGAGACATCTCCCCCATACGACGAGCATGTTCTTTGCGATCTTCAGGTGTAAAACCAAGATCAGAGTTAACTGTTGACCTAACGTGGTCTGCATTAAGGTGTACTGCGTTTATACGACCAGAAAGCTCAGTAGCTAAAGTTGTTTTACCCGATCCAGGCAAACCAATAATTTGAATTATCATTATTTTCCTTTAAAACCAAAGAGGACGGAACATAATCCCGCCCCCCCAGGTTAATTTAAATTACTTCTTTAATGCAACCTTAGCCTTTGGATGGGCTTTGTTCCACTTTGTAGCAAGAGCGTTATACTCTGCCTTATATGCTGCTGCAGCAATTGCTGTTGCAGAATCTGATGCAGCTTGTGCTGCAGCTTGTGCTGTTGTAACTGCTGCTGCTTGTGCTGTTGCAGCAAGAGCCTTTGCATCTGCAAGTGCCTTATCTGCTGCTACCTTGTCTGCTGCGCGACCTGCTTTTTCAACTGCAAGTTGTGCGTTTGCTGTTGCAAGTTGTGCTGCAAGATCTGAAACAGAAAATGTTGCAATTGCTGACTTAACCGCTACAGGAAGTCCTGTTGCAGTTGTTGCAATTGATGAATCTGTTGCAACAACAGTAATTGTCCCTGCTACTGCTGTAGCAAGAGTTCCTGTTGCTGAGCCAATAACGGTGACTGGTGTTACACCCGCTGCAGAAGTTACTGCTGAAGTTGTGAGTGTCTTTGTAATTGATGCATCAGAAAATGTTGCATTAATTAATGTTACTGAAATTGCTTCTGAGGCAACTGCGTTTCCAAAAACATCTGTTGCAGAAACATTAATTGTTGGAATTGTTCCAACTGCTGTTGCTGCTGGGACTGAAACTGCAACGTTTGCTGCAACTCCTGCTGTTCCCTGGATGTATACAATTGTTGAATATGCACCATTTGTAATGGTTACCGAGCCAACATTTGTGCTTGTTGTATAAGCATATACGGTTACTGCAACACCTTGTGATGTTACTGAAACTGATGAAACACCTGACGCTGCAGTTACTGGAGCAAGTGTAGTGTTAAGTGCTGAAACAAGCTTTACGCCTGATGCAACATATGTGACTGCTGTTCCTGTGTCTGCTGTAGCAGCAAGTGCTACTGTATTTGACGAATCAATTACATTTGATACTGGAACTGCAACTGTCTTTGGTGCTGCAGTTGTTGTTGCATTTGATACACCAGCAACTGTAACCGCAAGCGGTGCAGCATGTGCTGATGTTGCGATGCCTGTTAATGCTAGAGCTGCAGCAATAGCAAAGGCGATCTTCTTATTTGTTTTCATGTTTTCCTATCTAGTTAGTATCCCTGATCAGGATAATGATTACTGATGTAATCAATTTTATTTTGTTTTATTTTGTTTTTGCTGTTTTACAATTTGATAAGGGCCAGATGTATAAATATCATTAATAGTAGCAATATCTAAAGCTTTTTCAACACTTACCCCAGCATATAAAGCACCCATAGCATATGGGGAACCGCTTCCAACCCCATATATGCCATTATCATTTAATAATACACTAAAGTCATCGCCTATGTCAAATACTTCTCCATCAAAAGCAAAAAGCATATTAAATCCTGATTCTTTATCTTCTGTGGATGGCTTCCAACCATTATCTTCTAAAACTTCACGCATTGCTGGAACAAATTTAACAATCATAAATTTGTAAAGATTTTTTCTTTCTTGTACAGTAGGTACTGGTGGAATAAAAATGTGTTGTAATATATCGCATGGTTGAGAATCACCGCTTCCAGCAATAAGATAACCATTATTTTTAGTAATTTTTTCCATGTTTACATGCTTGGAAGGCCTTGAATTATCTGTTACTTGTGCATCCGCACCCATAGTAACATTACCATTTTTACATACCGCTACAATGGTTGTCATTTTTTATCCTTAATTAGTTATTGGCATCTACGGAAGCTTTTACATCCGTAGGGGTTATATATTTATTATACGCTAAAACCCAATTTGTGGCAATAGCCTTTTGAGCGTCCGCAAGTTGAATTTTTCCTGTGCAAATAAGATTCTTTAATTTAGTTTCGATTACATCTTTCTTACGAGCATTATTGCCAGAATATGGCTCAGGCCATAGGTTTCTAGGATCTGTTGGGCTTCCACCAAGTTGTAGAGAGATAAGGTGGTCTTCTTCGTATCCTGCGGGGTCTGCGCCATAGGTGGCAACTAAAGACTTATAATCTCCAACCATTTGTGTAGCCTTCAGCTTATTTGTATAAGATACTGGTGGGCGTACTGTGCTTGTCCAATTAGCTTTGCAAACATTATTTTTAATATTTGATTGAGTAACATTAGCATTAATTGCTCCTGGTGTTACCTTTAAATTTGGCAAAACCCAATCAATTGTTTTTGTTGCAGCAAGTGCTGAACCATTAATTAATGTAAATAATACTGCAATTACTAACATAATTTTATTACGTTTCATTTATTTACCCATTTCTGCCAGCATTGCATCTGACGTTTTTCCTATTATTTTTTTATTAATTAAACCTTTATTCATTTCAAAAACTTGCGGTATACTTTGAATGCTATACTGATTTAAATATTTAAAATTAATCTGATCTACATCTACTACATAATACGGTGTATCCTTATCAACTAAAGATGCTTTTGCAAATTGTGGTTTTAATTGTTTACATGGAGCACACCACGTAGCGCCAAAATAAACTATAGCTCGTTCTTGGCTAATAATTTCTTCCATATCATTTGTAATTTTTAACATAACATCTCTTACGCAATAAGCTCTTCGGCAAAAATTGTTTTACCTATGTAGCGATGCTTAATAATATAGTCTCTGACAGATTCTGCGCCATTTTGTCTACCCGCCAAAATTATTACCCAACGGGGCTCAAATTTTTCATCTATACATGACTGACACATGTAAAGAAGCACTCCATCCATTATAGCGGATTTTTTGGGTAGAAGTTCATTTTTTTGTTTGCTACAACTAAAACATAACATTATAAATTTTTATCCTGTTCATCAATATATCCTATACCTATTTCATCAACAACAATAAACTCGTCATTAGCCATATCAACAATATACCCCACACCATTATCAAAGTATTGAACAGTTGACATATAGGCTCCCTCTCTAATCAAAAACCCGTTTAATCCTTCATCAGGAATATAAACATAAACAACTGGGTCTTCTTCACCTTGAAAATTAGTCATTTCTTCTTCGTTGTTCTCTTGCTTGCTCATGAGTATGTTTCATCCCCTCTATTTCACATGGTGTTCCATAAGACATAATAAGTTCTCTAACTAAAACTAAATAATCCATTACAGCCATACGTTGACTTTCATTCATCTCCATGATATTACTTTCATACACAGTAAGAGCAAGATAATTTGGTCTTGCTCTAACATCTAATACTAGATTTTTAACAGGAACTTTAACCCCGCGTATTTTTTTAGCCATCTCCGTTGTGTATTTAATTTTTTCCATGAAGCTTCTTTAATTGTTTCCATGTTTCAGGTTCTTTATGTGAATTGTTTTGCTTATCTGGTCTTCCAAGATCCATAAACACTCCACCCCATACACCTTTTTCTTTGTTCTTTATACCTTCACTATGACACTTTTTAATAACTGGGCAATGTAAACAAGTTTGATCTATCTGCTTTGCAAGCTCTTTGTCTGATTCATAATTATCATAAAACCAATTGATTGGCATATTTGTGCACGCTGCAAGGTGATACCATTTAATATCAGATTCATCAATACCTAAATGACTAAATAAACCTGGCATATTTGTCACTAATTCTCCAAGTGCCATTTGCATTTAGTTTGTAGCGAGATGCATATCCCCACTTATTATTTTTAAATAAACCATTTGTTTGCATAAATCCATTGTGACCAGGGGTCCACTTAACAATTGTGTAACCATCCCAATAAAAATAATTGTTTTTATTTTTTTCTACAAAAGCATGTGCTTGATCGTAGTTTAATTCAATTGTTGGCATTAGTTTGTCTCTTCCTGTACTCCAAGGATGTTTCTCCAGTTAATAAAATAATACTTTTCTCTTTCATTATCATCTTCAACTTCTGTTACATGATTCTCAGAATAGATGACAGTATCTCCAATATTAAGAGGTACTGGATAATGATTACCAGCGTTGTCGTGATCTCCCGATCCAACTTTTACAACCTGTCCTCTTTTTACTCCGCTTTCAATAACTGAAGCGGTAAGAACTAAACCTGATTTGGTTGTCTTATCTTCCATCTTATTTTCTTTAACTAAAACCAGACTGCCTAATGGCTGTATATTTGTCATTTATTTCCTTTATTAGTAGGTGTTTTGCTTATATCTTATTGTATCAGAATTTACAGCGTTATGTCAACACTATTCTACAACATATCTATAGGGTATTTCATATTCTTTTAGCAGCTTTTCGCATGTATTATTTCTTTCAGATCTACCAAATAACAAAGCAAAATCGCATCCTTGTTCAATTAATGATAAATCATCTAACTGACCTTTTGATCTTTTTACTTCTTCTTTGATTGAATAACCTTTTTGACGCAAAAATTTTTCTACTTTACCAATATATTCGGTAACCATGTTTTCGGCACCTTTCATGCCACCGTGAACAAAAAGGTGTTCTTTGTCTTCTGGATAAAAATGTTTTCTATCATCAATTAAAACGGTTATCTGTCTAATTAATTCATTATAACTGCCGTAATTTTTGCTACCAAAAACAATTACTTTCATGATTTCCTCTCTTAAAAGCATAGAAGAACGGTTTCCCGTCCTTCTATGTCAATATATACGTATATATTTAATTACTTAATTGGTGCAAATGCTCCGCCCCATAAGGACTTCTTCATTTCCGCCTTTTCATCTGCTGGTGTTTCTTTTGCTTCTTCTGCTGCAGTTTCCTTTTCGTCTACTGCTTTGCCCATGCAATCGCATAAGTCCATTGACTTTCCGCAATCTGCACATGCTGCTGATTTTGCAATCTCATCTGCATCTTTTGGCTCATCAGCCTTAGCAACTGGTAATGTTTGACCACATGATTCGCACTTTCCTGCATCTGCTTTTGTTACAGTGTCAGGATTTTGTACCTCATCTGTCTTTGATGGAGCAATTGCTGAAGTTGCAGAACTAACAAAAGTTTCCTCTGTTGGTACTGGGCCTTTTGGTGCATCTGAAACTGGTTGATCTCCTGCAGGTGCTGTTGCACCGCTAATTACTTTAGTTACTGCAATATCACCCTTTGGATCTGGCTCTGTTGTATTTTCCATTGTATTACCTCCTCTAACATAATTTTCTACGGTTCTTTCGTCCCGCTCTTCATTAATTGAAGAAGATGTTCCAATAGCTTTATTAAAAGCTTCTTTAACATCTTCCATAAATTTATTTAATTGGTCTTTCTGATTCATTACTTTGAACCAGCTTCTGTAGTTGTAATATTACCACCAGCATACTGTGGGGTTGTCATAGAGACATCTTTGCCAGTAAAAGGTGATCCAACACCAATTGTTCCTGCATTGTTTACACCAAGATTGGTTGTAGGAGAAGGCTTAAGGCCTGCTTCTGGTCCAGCTTGTTCTGTTACTGCTTGAGCTGATGCGGGTTGTTCTGTACCAGCGCCTGCTACTTGTTGATTATTATCCATTGTTAATCACCATCCTCACCTTAATTATACACTAAAAGTCTTTGTTTTCATCTTCACCAGAAAGATCAAAACCAGCCTGCTCAAGCGCGTCTATGGCCTCTAAAGACATTTTCATGCTGGCATTTAAATCCTCATCATAAGATATTTCAATTAAATCTTTTTGAAAAAGATCAAGTAATATTGCATCCATATCGTCGGTTAAAACTTGATGTAACTCAGGCATTACTTCTTCTAAAATTTCCATGTCAAACTTATAAACAGGTTGACCATCTTCATCTAAACCATCAAGAATTGCTGCTCCTTCTTCAAGAAGGTACTCCATTAATTCCCTATGCTCTTCGTTAGAGTAGTCATATTCCATTTTTTACACAATGTAATCTGGATGACCAAATCCAACTACTACCGCCCATTTACCACGTTTATTTCCGACTTTATATCCACGAACATTCATTGCAATTTCTCCACCATTTGCTTGTGATCCAGCAGGCTTTGAGTCTGGGCTGGTATTGCCCTCAACGGTTACGATTGTTCCGTCTCCATTATCTTTTACAACAACACCTACATGTTGAATTTGATCAGTTGATTTTGCTTCTGCTGCAAAATGAAAGAAAACAATGTCTCCTGGTTTTGGAGTTGCATCTTTAGCATCTGTCCATTTTCCTGCTTTCTTGTATGCTGCTGCACCCGCAATTGTTGAAACTACATCAAATAGTTTTACTTTTGATTGTGATCCACACCACATCATAAAAGATCCACACCAAGGTTGCCCATCATGCTTTGTAAACTTACCATAATCTGTTTCGTTATCTTTTGGCCCTTCAATAACACCAACTTGTGAACGTGCAATTTCTACAAATCTTGCTGCTGTTCCTTCTTTTGCACCTGTTACTGTTGGTACTGTTTTTGCTACTCCCATTGTATTACCTCCAATAAATATTTGTTAATTCTATTATACCGCGCCCTCGGCAGGAGTCGAACCTGCGACCTTACGGGTAGAAACCGTTTGCTCTGTCCTCTGAGCTACAAGGGCAAACACAAAAGGCCCCGTAGGACCTTTTGTTTAATCATATTTATATTATATTATTATTTTAATGTTTCTGTCAATTGCCATTGCCAAAATGTATGTTTATCTTGACGATCTGCTAAAAAGTTAGCGATACCATTTTCTTTTGCTTCTGTTGCAATATCAAAACCAACTTTTAATCTATCAATAATTTGTGCATTTGTTTTAATAAGTTCAGCAAACATTTGCTCTGAAGATAAATTTAATGAATCATTGATTCTTAATGCGCTATTTTGTTGTAGTTGCTCTAAACCAAAGGGCGCTACTGCACCTATTTTTCTTAAGCTTTCTGCATATGTATCAATTGAATCAAATACATCATTATAAATTTTTAGTAGGAATGCGTGATCTTGCTTGAATGTACGTCCTTTTATATTCCAATGATACCCGTGTGATTGGGCATAAATTTTCATTGCCATTGACTGTAGTTCTTTTAGTATTGCTTCCATATTCTTATTATACCAGAATTTTACTTAGGGCCTTTAGCTTTATGCCCTCTAAATCCAGTCTTTCTTGGGTTCATAGATCCAGCTTTCTTTTCTCCTGGACCTGTTGCTGCTTGACGTTGCTTAAGTGCTGCTACGATTTTATCGTGATGCTTTCCCATTATATTCCAATCTGTTAATTGTTGCTTTATAACATTATAGTATATTAAATATATTCTTGTCAAGAAATCTTGCTATATGAGATAAACTATTGTATAATTAACCTATCATGTCATCACTTAATATATTAATGCTTATTGGCGGTGTTACAACTGCACTTGGATCAATAGGATACTTTATAACAAAAATGTTTAAATTTATTCAATCTACAACTCGTTTTATGGATGACTGGTATGGCACTGAAGAATTTCCTGGAGTTGTTGAACGCCTTGCGCATGGTAATGCAAGATTTGACACTCTTGAAAAAGAAATCAGTACAATTAAAGCTGAATTATTTACTAACGGCGGTTCATCTGTAAGAGATGCAATCAACAGAATTGAAGAAGCCGTAACCAAAAAAGATAAATAGAGCCTTTTATTACAGGACATGCTCAGGTCCTCAATCTGCGACTCCCCGATGAAGGGGTGCAGAATTTAATTATAGCATTACTTTATTTTAATAGTCTTAGGCTTAGCCTCTTCTGGAAGCTCACGTTCAATATTAATTGAAAGCAATCCATTATCTAAAGAAGCAGATTTTACAACCATGTATTCACCCAATGTAAAGTGTTGAGTAAAATTGCGACCAGCAATACCCTTGTGCAAATAATCTGCAATGTCTAGGCTATCTCTCTCGCTTTTAATTGTTAGTGTATCTTTTTCTACCTTAATATCAAGGTCTTCACGAGAATACCCCGCAACTGCAAGTTCAATTGTATAATTGTCTTCGTCAACCTTTTTTACATTATATGGTGGAAATTGAGATGTTGTTTTCTTGTTTGTTTCCCATCTTACAAATTGATCACCAAAGCCCAAAAAAAATGGGTCATTAAAAATAGTTTGAATTTGTGCAAATGGATTTGTTGTATATGTTAAATTAGTCATGTTACTTAGCTCCTTTTCAGCAAGTTAGTTAAATTCAGAACCCTTACGGCATTCTGTACTATTATTATATCATATTTTATGAGTTAGATTTACCCTTTGGGCTAGAGCTATTTGCATAGCCTACTGATGGTTCACCATCATGTTGTGGTGGGGAGTTATATGTTGACATCCATCCATATTGAACTTTTTCATTACCAAAAACTGGTGCAAATGAACCAGACCATGTATGAAGTGCACCAATACCTTCTTGTTGATCTTGTTTTGTTTGATCACCTTTAACTACAGGTTCATTAACAGCAATTGCTTTTAAAGCTTCTTCTGCATGTTCTTTGGTTGTATAACAACCAATTACTTGTCCCGTGCCCGCCTTAGTTACTGCGTAGCCACCTTGACAATCTGGAACATTATATTCAAGTTTAAAACCTACGCCACCGCTTATGCGACCAGCGCCTGCAGACTCTTTATTAATTTCCATTTTTTATTCTTGGAGAAAATGCACCATTCCAAATTTCTTTTGCAATTTTGTCTTCTTTTGCAACAATTGCACGAGACCATGCAAACCCTGCATCTCCGCCCCAAGCGTGCCACATTACATTTCCATGTGATGGTTTATCCCAATCTTTTCCTTTTTTATCAACTTCATGACGAGAAAAGAAAGAATACATTCTTTTTACTGTATCTAAGGACATTGATCTTCCTGCAACTATATCGCTTGCGCGACCCCAACCAACTGGCGTACCTGCACCATTTGCTTTTCCATCTTCTTTCCACTTTAAAGCTTTGCGGGCTGCTGCTTTCATGCCTGCATTTGGTTGATATCCATCAGCTTTTTTTACAGGAATACAATTAGGTACGGTTTTACCATTTTTATCTTTGGTTCCAGCATATTCATAACCGTCCCAACAAGGTCCCTGACCTTTTTCCATGCACGATGGGCACTTCTCACCTTTTTGAACGGGAATACAATTAGGAACAGTTTTTCCGTCTTTATCTTTAGTTCCAGCGTATTCATATCCATCCCAACATGGGCCTTGACCCTTGTCAATACAAGATGTACATTTTTGAGTATCTGAAATATAGTGATGATCATTACCCATATCATCACATCCGCAAGTCATACATTTGGTTGTTGTCATAAATACATTTTACTACCAATTTAATTATTTAGCAACCAAAGCCAAATTTGCTCCCTGACCTGGATTCGAACCAAGATACCCGCCTCCAAAGGGCGGTGTCCTACCGTTAGACGATCTGGGAAAGAGCGGAAGAAGTAGGATTCGAACCTACGGTAAGATTTAACTCCTACGATCAGTTAGCAACCGATTGCTTTAGACCACTCAGCCATTCTTCCTTGGAGCGGATGATCAGAATCGAACTGACCCCTTCTGCTTGGAAGGCAGAGGCACTACCAATATGCAACATCCGCAAGGATCATAGATGGTGAGCGAATGTGCCCAGTTAGTTTGTAATATGTAACTATAACATCCTAAGTAAGTGCCATCTATGACCTTGTACCCCAAGACAGATTCGAACTGTCGCTGTATGGATTTTAAGTCCACTATCTCTACCGCTGGATTACTGGGGTGAAGTGCGGGAAGTAGGACTTGAACCTACGATTACCGAATTATGAGTTCGGGGCTTTAACCAACTAAGCTATTCCCGCAACCCCATTACTTCTTTGGAATACCAAAAGTTACATTTGTTGGTACTAATTTTAAAGAAGAAATTTGTGCAGGAACATTTGTAGAAACAGAAGTTACGTATGGAGAAAGCGTAAAAGATTTAATTGCAACATACTGAGAAACTGGTGTAAATCCTACTCCAACGGGGGTTTGAGTGGTTGTTTGAACAATTATTTTATTTGAAGCTGGTGTAAATCCAACTGGTGTATCTGCGTACGATGGTGCAATTCCCATAAATGCTGCAAAAAATAGAACAGCAGATGAGATCAATTTCTTGAACTTCATTTTTTATCCTTTGTTAGTTGTTTGTTAATTTGCCCAATTAGGCGATTTTAATTTATTTTTTCTCTTTCATCAATAGTTTCATATGCAAACTTTGATAAAGCAGACTCATTTTTTTCGTAGTGATGTTTACAAAACATTAATTCTCCAACAACACCTTTTACTAAAACTAATGCTTCGGCAGAACATTGATCGCATCTTGTGCTGGGGCCCAAAATGTATTCTTTTTCTTGTACTGCTTCAATTTCTTGGCTTATAGTCATATTCATAATTATACTCCTTTAATTAGTTTATTAGTAATTCGCTGCCCCACCTGGCCTCGATCCAGGGACACCCGAATTAACAGTTCGGTGCTCTACCAACTGAGCTATGGGGCAATGTTTTTATTCTATCTTGCCAAATGGGTTTCTGTCAATCATTTTTAATAAATCTTCTGGACTATTAATCATGCGACGTTGTGCTTCAAATTTACCCAACTCAATCATTTCATCAGCAATTGTGTGCATCATGTCTAACAAACCTTTTGCATACCTTTTGTCTCTGGGTTCGGCTTCGTCAACTTCTTGTTTCATGTTTATTGCAGATTGTGCAAAATAACTACACAAAGCAGTTAATGAAATATAAATATCATCTTCGTCATCTATTGTTTTAATTGTTCCGTTTGCTATCATGACGACAGTCTATCAGAGTATTCTAAAGCTGTCAACGGGCAACTCATCATCAAGATCTTCTTGTTCAAGATGTCTGATTAAATGATCTGGCATCTCTCTGCGCTCTGGCATTCTAATAGTATGCTTTAGCCTTGCATCAGATTCAGCTTTTAATTGTTCAAGTTCTTGTGCAAATACGCCAGAGTAGGTATATATATCCACCTCTTGATTTAAGTCTCTAGGAGTTAATGCTGTGGCATTGTATATAGCCCCGCATACGGCATCTGAGAGGTCCTTAGACCCCTTTCTAGGGTGATCTACCTTGTCTCTTACAATACGTAATTGAAGCAATTCATCAATAAGTAGTTTAATATATGGCCCTGATATTCTCTCTTCTGTTAAACAAAGTGACATATCTTCATAATGCTTTTTAGCAACTGAAAGCAATTCAGTATTGATCCCATATGCTTTTAATTGTTGCATAAGATCATGAGAGTTCCAACGGTCAAATGTAACCATCTTTAAATTAAATCCCCGCTTTTTTAATTCAATAATATAATCTTTTACATCTTCAAAGTTTACAGACTTATCTTTTGTTGGTGTCCAAAATCTAACTGCGTCTACTATAATTTTTGGTGCAGCTTCTTTCATCTTATCACCAATTTTCATGCTTACCCATCCGTCAACATGGCTTAACGCTACAGCACAATGATCGTGTTTTTGAGCTAAGTCAACGTGTATAAAATAGTCTTTATCTTTATCTGGCAAAAATGAATCATCAAACCTGCCATCTTTATCAACGTTTGATATTGGATTACAAAATGCTTTTTCAATTAATTCTTTTGATCTAAAGAAAGCATCAACTGCATCTGGGGGCATGCATGCAAAACGAGAAAGAGCATCAAGTGGATCTGTATAAAAATCTATTGTAAAATCTGTAATTTTTCTTGTAGGATTAATTTCCCATGTAGGTCTCTTTAATGCATAAACTCTTGGTATGTTATAAGATACAATGTGATCTTCTTCCCATTCCATTTCAAATTCATTTCCATCTGTCCCATCTGGCAGATCGGGATCTACTTTAAATTTATGGCTTCTTGTAACAACTTCTTTTTCTGCAATGACAGATTCATATCTTTGTTGTATATAATCATTCTTAAAACGTGGAAATGAAAGTAAAATTAATTTTCCAAAATCTGGAAAGCGTGAGTTAACAGAAGCACGATACATTTTGTAAATACTTGATGCAGTTTTTGCTTGCTCGCTTCCACTTGTAGAATCTAAATCAAAGCCTGAAATTTCGTCAAGGATAACTACAATAACGTTGTAACCTTCCCATGACTCTCTTTGTGAGTGACCTGAGTGAACAGTTACTTCATGATCAAACTCTACGCTATTTGCTTTAGCAATGTACTTTCCTTGAAACCATGGTGATTTTTCGATACGTTGATTGAAGCCTTTAAAAAATACTCGGTTAGCCTGTACTGCGTTAATAGCAATATTAATAATATCAATAGCATCGCCTGGAGGTTTACCATAATATACCGCTGGGTCTTTTAAACAAAGCAAAAGGTGCACAATATATGCACATGCAATTGTTGATGTATAATCTTTTCCAGATCCTTTACCCAATTGCAAAATAACTTCATTACAAGTTTGTTTCCATATTTTTTCGCCTTCATCAAATCCATAAACAGCATGAAGTGTTTCTCTTTTATAAATTTGAGTAGAGGCACGAAGCATTGTATATTGATATTCAGAAAGTGGTGGTAATCCTAAATAATTTTTACTTGTTACAAAAGTTTCTAGGTCTGTTGGTTTTTCTGCAAAATCATCGCCATCTAAGGCATCTATAAAATCGTTAAACTCCATTAGTCTACAATTACTGCTTCAACTTGCCCTGTAACTTCTGACAATCTTTTTGAAACTTCCCATTTACAATTTTCACATTTTGCAGTAACTTCTTTTAAAATTCTAACTAAAATATCTTGTTTGCGTTCTGATTCAAGTATTTGATCAGCCATACTATTATCTTCAAGTACGCCAGCCTTGTTCAGCATATCAATTCTTTTTGCTTCAATATCAGAGATTAACTTTAATGTTTGAGCTTTTACGCTTAATGCATCTGCTGCATCTGCTTGATTGACTGTTACCCAAGCCTCTTTAATAAGCATGTTGTAATGCTCATCTGCTCCCGCCAAAGCTTCTTTTGCACGATCTCTGATTGCATTATTATCGTGAACAAATTCTTTCCAAGTTTGTATATGGTTTTCAACTTGAACGCGGGTCAGCTCTAAATTTCTAGCAATTGCTGCAGGCGTGTTTCCTTTAAGTAGCTCTTCAACCACTTTATTCATTTGATCAAATTTTCCTGCAACTTCTATTTCATTATCCATTGTCTGTTTTATAAAACCCTGATCCTTTGAATGTAACCCCTGGTGCCGTGTACGATCTTATCATTCTGTGCCCACCTTTACACGCTGGAACTATTTCATTATCGTTAAATCCCCGTGTAATTTCCGTACTTTCATCGCATTCAATGCAAGTATATTCATATATAGGCATATCTAATTATACTCCCTGAGACCTGTCTTTGTCAATAGCAATTTTAAGTAAGATTAAATAACCAATCAAATCATCAATATCATTGTCTCCCGCAAATCCTTGATTATTTTTAACGCGATTAATTTTGTCATCAATTCTAATCTTAATTTGCTCAATATTGTCAGATTGTGCAAATATTCTAACTGGGTTTAATGCTGAATCTCCATATGAAACATTTTTGCAAATAAGCATCTCCATAATTTCCAAACAAGAAACTATAATTTTATGCCCTGACGGGGCTTTAGTTGCCATCAATTGTAAATCTGTAATCCATGCTTGATACCCTCTTCTATCTGGGTAGTCTGACATTATAGCTCCTCTCTATATAACATTTTAAGACCATTCACTGTACCAACATCTAGGTAATTGCCTTTTGCAACTACTGCTTTTACATTTTTTCCTTCATTCACCCAGTCCATTATCTGTATGCCTGGATGAGGTAACTTTTCATTTATATAAACATTTTGAATAGCCAATGCCCCCCACATATAAGGATATTCACATCCAGCGGTTTTGTCAAGAGCATCTTGAACTTTACCATACTCATCAAATTTAATTTGTCCCACCCTGCCCATTAAATCTTCATGGCAAAGAAATGATGCTAATGTCACATCTGCATCAGACCATGCAAGTTGTCTATAAAAATCTCCATCAGATCCTGGCATATAAGTATCTGGCATACCAATAATATATTTGGAGTTTGGGTTTACCATCATTTTTACTAAAGCATCGGACATTGTTGAAGGCTCAATTTCATAAACAACAGCAGTTGGTGGCAAATCCATTTGATTTACAATTGGAAGCCATGATTTTCTTGTAGATATCTTTACAATATCACAAACTTTTAACATTTGTTCTACATGCCACTGTAGTATATTTTGAGTATCTGTTATTGGCAAACAAAACTTGGGTATACCGCCAAGTCTTAAAGCACTGCCAGAAGCGGGGAGTAAACCAATCACCGCAGCCATTCTTGACTCCTTCTACGATCAATATCCCATACACCATTAATTTTAAAATCTTGTTCTTTCTTTTGATTAAAATATGCCTCGTTTACTACAAATGTTTCATTGTTTCTATTCTTTAATTTTTCGTCACTATTAATAGTTTGTGAAGCACCATGAGGGGCATTAACTTTAATAGTTGAATTAACATACCCATCCTTTATATCAGAACGCATTACTCTTTCATAATAATCATTATCTTCGTAGTAAATTGGATAAAAATATTCATCAAACAACCCAACATTTCTAACAATGTCTTCTCCAATTGAAAATGCACTCCAACCTTCGTTTGTCATAACAAGTTTTTCTTTACCACTTGCATTATGCAATTGCTCAAGAGAGCCTGGAACCCAATGTGTATCTGCAGAAGAAAACATCCAATACTCTTCATGCGGATATAATTTAATTGATAAATTCCAAGATCCAGACATTCCAAGGTTTGATGGCAAATTAAGAACTTTTACATTTAAATCAGTAATCGGCGGAATATAATCTGTATCTCTACCATTATTAAGAATAAGTATTTCTTTAATTGAATAATCAATTGTTTTTAAATTTTGATCTAAAAGATCGTATCTATTTAAGACTGGTATTGCTAATACTGGTATCACTACTTAGTCCACTTTCTAGGTTTCTTGATCAATTCAAAACGTTCCAATGCTCTTTGGATTGTCATATGAGAACATTTAGCTTCCATAGCCATTTGAAGGATACTCTTTCGTTCTACCTTGTATCTCTTAACTACCCAGTCTTTGTTATCCCAAAGCTTTGTACTTTTAGCCATTATACCTCCTTACACAATTTCATTTACCGCATACCAAGCAATTCCGACAGCATCTGCAACATTGTCTGATTCCGTCTCAACGCCAATTGAATTAGCAAATCTAATAGTCTTTGCTTTTCTAAGCTCTCTAATTTTTCCTTTGTACCAAGTTTCTGATTTTCCAGGGAATTCATTTTTAACCGCCAATTTTTCTGCTTTAGTAAAATTTTTATTTCCTAAGTAGGATTGCCACGTAATTGGGTGGACCTCTACTACCTCCATGTTATTACTAAGCAACTCTCCCATTATAGCACCAAACACGTAAGCCATCTTTATCCCCGTGTGAACAGACTTTACAGATATAGCTGCCTCTATAACAACAAAATCTGTGTTTAATTCTTTTTTAAAAGCCTTAACTTTTCTTTTAGCATCAAGAATTCTTTTATATACATCTTCGCCTTCAAAATGTATTTCTCCCCACTTAACAGGGATTTTTTCATTCATCAAGCAAAAAGCAATACTATTGGTACTTGCATCTATCCCAAGAACCTTGTTAGATTTTGGTTTAATTAATTTTGCGAGAGACATTTCTTACCAAATCTATTAATTCTTTTCTTTCAGCTTCTCTTTTAACCCCTACGCATCTATCACAAATTTTGCCTTCATTGTATCTACTTAAGATAACGCTACAGTCTTTTGTTTTGCAAGTCCTAGGTTTACCCTGCAACCTTGCTTTTTTTTCGTAATAGGCATCTTTAAGCTTTTGATTAGTTGCTGTTCTGCAACATTCATCACAACAATATTTTTGATTGTGAGTTTTTGGTTCAAAATCTTTGCCACACTCTTCACGAAAACAGATCACTTTTCAAGAACCAAAGGCTCAATATAAATATCGCCATCTTCATTTTTCTTATCTTTCCAACATACATTTTTTACAGGACAACCTTTACAAGCCCAAGTTGATTTTGTAAATGTTCTTTCGGGCAAAGTTCCTTGCTCGTATGCTGAATAAACTTTTCTAAGCCAATCCCAAACTCCGTCAATAAGCTTAGTATTTTTTTCATCCATGTTAATTGGAATAATTAAAACTGTTTGATCATTTTTATTTTCGTAAAAGAAAAATCCTTGTTTTGCGCCACGAATTTTCATGTATGTTAAGAGTTGTACCTTATGGTAAGGTAAGCCTTGCATCTCTGCTTTTCTAATATCAAATATCTCTTGCTTGGCGGATTTTACTTCACCTACAACTTCTTTTCCATTCCACTCGATAAAAGTGTCTGCAAATCCTCTAATAGGAGGATCATCGTGGGTAACTTCAATTTCATTTTGCTTGAAGACTGATAACTTCTCAAAGTTCTTTTGTACCCTATCATGCACATACGTACCATTATCCATATTAGAGATACCCATAGCATCGGTTTCATTTTCAAACTCAGCACCAGTAAAAGCAAGGAACCAATATCTAGGGCAGTTACCATTACCATAACCAACACCGCTAGGACTAAAAGTTTTCTTCTGTGTAAATTCATTTGGTCTCTTTCCACTTAATACTGCTTGCTCATACATCTCTGCAAATTTAATTGGATCAAACCCTTCAGGGTCCGCCATCTTTTGAAACTTTAAATTTGCTATAAGTTCTCTTGCCATTGTTATGCTCCATATCTTGCAGAATACTTAAGAGCATCTACGATTCTATTTATTGCTTCTTCAGCTGTATAGTATACGTTTTTTTTCTTTGAATTATCCCCGCCCTTTTCAAAGGTC